GCCAAACCTGGAGCTGCTGTCTCCGTTGCTTCGTGTGCTGATGTTGGTGCATCATCTTTCTTAAAATAAGAATCAATTACTTTTTCAATTGCTTCAAATTTTTCTGAATCTGTTTGTTCAACCCAACCAATGTTTGACATTGGCTCTTCGCATACAACACAATTTTTTGTTGTAGATGTTGTTGTTGAAGCAACTTCATCTTGCTTACACCAAAAAACATTTTCTAAAATAACTTCTGCAACCATTCCTTTTAGCATTGTGCTTCCATCAAGATTTTTTTCAATAGAGAAAAAGTTTGCAAGTTGATTTGCTGGTGAATCTACAAGACTTAATTCATGCAATTCATAGTCATGAATAACACGACGATCTTGACCTGATCCATCATCAGCTTTTTCCATTTTTGCATCATTGATGTTTCCGCCAATTGAGAAACCACCGTAGGTTCCATCTAAGCACTTCTCCCATGCATCTTGTGCACCCTTTGAGATATATGCTGTTACATAAATTCCATTATATTTCTTTTTTGTTTCTGGATCAAAAAAAGAATCTTCTTTAAAATTAACCATCTTGCCAACAGCTGTTGGACCATGCATCTCGCGGATATTACCGCGAAAATTATCAAATGCTTTTTTGCTTGCTGCAGCTGTAACGATATCGCCGTGGCGATCAACATTGTCTAGGGACGCAAAACCAGAGACTGTTCTCTTCTCCTTATTAACCTTTGTAATAGGGAAGTGAAGAGCCATTGAGGATTCACTGTTTTGCCAATACGTTTTTTTAATGTCCATATGTAAATAAATAATACCAATATTTATGATTAATACATAATTTAACTGATATTATTTTCCTCCTTTGGTATAACCTTTACATTTTGAAACTGTTGATTTTGAGGGTTTCCAGGAATTGTGAATTGTGGTGGCACCCCTTTATCCCCGTCATTTATATTGTTAACATAGGGGGTTTCTATATGAGATTGAGGCATAACATTTGGTGATGCTGTTGAATTGTGAGAAACTAGTCCACCCGTTATAAAACCACCGAATGTATACCATAATGTAGCTGCATCATGCGCAAATCCACGGCAAGCCCATGGGATACCCGCCGAGACCATTGCTATAGCAAGCTGTTTTGCATCTCCTACATTAAACTTAAAATGATGTTTTAATTTCATAATGATCCCTTTAAAGTATCATAAACTATTTGAGGAACTACCCCTGCTTTTACTATGATCCCCGCTTTTTTATCAAATATAACTAAAGCCGCCTCTGTTTGAGAATTCATGGTTCCCGTTGCATATTTAGCCACGAGCAATCCTTTTTTGACAAGAGCTTTTTGAACAGTTAATACAGCATCATTTGTTTGGCCTAGGGCAAATGAATTTGCAGTTGATGGAAATGGTGGGGCATAAAATGCTGTAGGGCTTGGTGTAGGTGTAGGTGCTGTGGTTGCAGATGTTCCTGTATGAGACATACCAAGTGCTCCTGCTACACCAGTTCCAACTGTTGCTACTGTTGCTGTTGCTTTTTTACTTGTAGCAATAGATTTTGTAGGTTGAACTGGTACTGGATATTTAGGTCTTACAATTGCCATAACATAAAGATATGGACGATGTTCTCTATAACATCCTCCACCGTTTGCAGCAGATTTTCCTGTTGAATCACTAGTATTAAAACCAATTGTAGTTAGTCCATCAGAACTTGCTGCTTCAACAATTTCTACGTGTTCGGCAACACCTGTTCCCCATGAAAAGAAAACAAGATCACCAGGTTGCGCTTGGTATTTATTTACAACTAATCCTTGACGTTGAAACCAATTTAACCCTGCAGGACAATATGCAAAACCTTTTGGAGTTTGTGCTGCAACAAGATTTGATAATCCAACTTGCGCAAAACACCAACTAACTCCCATTGCACAATAACTTGCATTTGGTATACCATACCAAATTCCATATGGATTTTCATTCATAGGTCCTTCAATAAAACCTATTTGACTACGTGCAACGTTTAATACATCAAGTGCCGTAGCCATTTTTAATTACCTTCTTGTGAGCCTTCGCCTTTTGCGTTCCTTGCCGTTCCCATTTTATCTGGAGCGTTTAAAGTTCTATTTTGATCACGTGTTTTATTTCCGCTGGCATCAGATGCAGCATCTTGTGCAGCTTTTGGATTAATAATTAAAACAGCATCTCCGCCAGCAAGTGGTGCAAGACCCTTACGTGCGCGAACTTCGTTAGGAACAATAACTTGATCTTTAAGATAACGGTCATCAATTCTAGATTGTGTCTCTTCATCTGTAAGTGCAAGTTCGTTAAACTGAAGCTTAAATGCATCAGTAAATTCTTTTACAATAAGATTAATTTTAAATTCAAGCTCTTCTTGTCTTGGACGACATACCTGCTCTTTAAATGTCTTATCTGCATCTTTAGCATTTGCCAATGACACACCTTGTGGCATACCTATCTTTGATACTGGAACACGGTGAGCAATAAGAATACGGTCTCTGTTTTCTACAGCATAGTTCTTGAATGAAGAATCTTGAACTCCCGCTTCAATTGGATCCATCTTAAACTCAACACGAGCATTATCACCATCTGATGGAAGGGGAATATAAAGAGTTCTATGGTTTCTGCCTTTAAGTCCTGTTTGAAAGAATTCAAGCAATTTGCGCTCTGAATCAGCGGTAAGCTTTGCGCCTTTTACTGTAATAATATATCTAGGGACAGCTTTGTTTTCAAAGTAATCTAGATTAAAGCGTTGAGCAAATTCATCACCAGCAAGGGCGTTCTTTGCAGAAAGAATATCTGGAATACCATAGTATGTATTTGATGGAGTAAAAATTTTAAAGTGAATAACTTCATTTGGTTGTGGATCTGTTCCAATCTGGTCTGGTGTTTCTGTATCCCCAAAATTTCTAAAGAATGTGTATCGGTTATAAACAACTTGCACAAAACCATCACGGTGACGACGAATACGCATTGTAGTTGTTGGAATATGACCAATATAGCCAATCTTTCCAGTTGATGTGCGACCTATTTCAAGATAAGCATTTCCAGTTGACTCCAGGTCAATGTAGAGCTTTTTCATTGTTTCAATAAATGAATCATCTGAGTTTAATGATTCAATATAGTCACGAAGTTCTTCTTTTGCCTGTTCAATTTTGCCACGCAACTTGTCAAGTTTTTTTGGAGTATCCATTACTGCTTCAATTTGCTGCGTAGTCTTCCATGTGTTTTCAAATCTATATCCCAGCCCAACAACGTTGGCAGCTTTAGCATTTACGGCTGAGTGGTGGTATGGAGAAACATCATAAAGTTGTGCCAAGTAAAGCACGTTATATGGTGGTTGAACAATTTGAAATAGTGAATATCCTGTTAGGTCTAATGGGTCAAGTTTCTTTGACTTTGCATCGCCAACACCAGTAAATGACTTTTCAATTCTATTTGCTCTGCGTCTAAAATTATCGCTAAGCCCTTCAACCTTTTTAATGTCATCCCATGTTTTATTAAATGGATCATCAAAAGTTTCTTCTGAATTTGTAATTAACTGGTAGTCTCTGTCTGATCTAATTTGAACTGTATCGTTCTCATCGTCATCAACAACTGTAGCTTTATGCGAGTCCAAGTTCTCTAGCCTCCTTGATATATTCCATCATGGCAGGTAGATCTTGTGGATCTGGGACCATTCCCAAAGCTGCCCGTGATTTTTGTTCTTCTAACTCTTCATCTGAAACTGGTCTATGACCAGCAAAAAATATTGGGTGTCCTTCTTCAAGACCGTAGTATTTAGCTAATTCTTTTAGCTTTTTAATCTGACGAATATCCCCACGCATTGATTGAACGGACATATATGCCCCTTCTTCATCTCTAACCACGGAATCGTCTGGCATCTGCCAAACGTATATTCCCCAGTTTGCTTCATCTATCGGAGTTACTTTCATTTTTCCCATATGCTTATAATACCATTCTATGACGTTAATTCGTAAATATCGTACACGCTACAACCATTTTTACTAAAATGTGAATGCTTTAATACACTCTTTTTCATTTTTTTGAAGTCTTTCGTTGCTTGGGTCCATTTCCAGAGCTTTTTGTGAATACTCTAATGCCTTTTGATTTAACCCCAAATTAAAGGCTGCAACGCATCCATAGTCGTATGCAGCATATCCCCAAGCATAATCCTCACATAAATAGTCTAGAGGCTTCTCGGAGGTTTCTATGGCTTTTTCTGAGTACTCTAGGCATGACTTCCACATTTGATGATGATAATAAAGCTCTGCAAGATCCACTAGGGTCTCCCGCCTTTCAGGACTTTCTTCCAAAGCTGCCTTTAAAATCTTTTCTTTTTCGGTAAAAGTTTCTGATAGTTTTGCTAAATATCTTAAAGATGCAGCTCTTTCTGGTTTCCAAATTGCACTGGGCAAAATTAAATGTCTAACAAATTCTTCTTTTGCTTTATCATAAATTCCATAAAAATAAAGCTCTCTTGCATAATAAAAAGCAATTCTGTCGTTGTAAGGATCTTCTACGGCTGCATGAGATAAAAGCGATAGATATTGACCTCTAGATTTATTATTATCTGGGTGATGTTCAATTATTAAGCCAGACACTACTTGCTTTGATTCTATACGGTCTGCATATAGTGTTTCATGAACTGGGTGCTTCCACCTATACCCGTTTCTTGCATGTATTTTATCTCCATGAAAAACTGTTCCTGGAGATCCATCTTCATTCCAATTCCACACGTAGTTATATCTAATTTGTGTTGCACCTTGCTCAAAAGCTTTTTCTATCTCTTGTCTCCAACCAGGAAGCAATACCTCATCCATGTCTAAGGAGACGCAAATATCAATATCATGAGGTAGTACCGCTAAAGCAGCATTACGTGCGTCATCAAATCTCCAGGGTTTAATCGTAATTGGAACAACTCTAATGCCCAAAGATATAGCTTTTGCAACAGTTGAATCTTGGGATCCCGTGTCCGCTATAAGCAAGTAATCTGCTTCTTTTGCAGACTCATACCATTTTTCAACAAATTGTTCTTCATTTAATGCAATTGTATAAACTGCTATTTTCACAATGCGTCCTCAAAAAAATCTGATAGCGTTTCTTTGTGTTCTTTTGGTTCAAAATCAACCCAGGATAAGTGAGCCCTGATTTCATTTTCTGATAATTTTTTAGGGAAAAGAGCAAGGTCAAAAACATTATCAACTATAAAATGCTCTCCTACATCACTAAAAAGAAATGAATCTGGCAGTGTAACCTTTTCTCCTGGGACTCCATTTACATAAACCTGCATAGTTCTTTGATCATAAACGCAGCAGACGTTTGTTCTATTATCTGACAATTCAATTGTTTTAAAAGCAGTGTAATTATCTATCTCAAAATAAAAACAATTTTCTTTTAAAAATATTCTGACTACTTGACCGCCTGCAGCACCCTCCATAACAATAAATGATTTTTTTTCACTTTTTGTGTCCAACCAAAACTCTACTGTAAAAGTACAATTTTCAAAGCCCATATCAAAAAATGAATAAACATTTTTAATCATTGCGCCATGCTCGTGCTTTCTAGCTGGGAACACGTTAAGTATGCGATTATAATAGTCTTCATTTTCTAAACGCCAATAACCAGCAGGGTAATCTAAAATTACCCTAGACATTAAACCATCCATTATTTTAACTTCCTACGTATTTTGTATATGAAAGACCTATTGTTGTTCCCGCCGAAACTGTAGTGTTTGGGGCAATAGATTGAATTTGAACAATTTGATCAAATGATTGTTTAATTGTTGGAATATAAGGCAACAAAGTAACAGTTAAGTTTGCAGCAGAAAGTGTTGCTGTAGCAGTTGTTAAAGATTCTCCGATAACGTATGGAACGACTGTACTATTTGCAAGATATTGATATGTTAATAAAAGAACAGAATTGGTTGGTTGATTACCAGCTGGAGGAGTTTGAGCAAAAACATAACCTCCCTGAGCATTATATTGTTGATATACTGGGTTATTTGTAATCTGATATTGGAAAGAGTAATTTAATCCAATCGCGCCAAGTTGAACTATTGCTTGGTTTGCGGACTGATTTGTTACATTTGGGATTGAATTATAATTAATAACATTTGACGGAGGGGTATATGGCAATTCATTAGGACTAATCTCTCCAATTACATTTTGATATGGATTTGTTGAATACCCACCATAATGACCAACTTTACTAACATTTACACCGATCACATTTAAAATTGGGATTGTTATTGTGGCAAGCGTTGTTGGGCTATAAGTACCTAATCTACCAACCCTATTTACACCCATTATGTGAACCGTTTCCTTTCCCAATAGTTATCTTTATAAACATTTAAAAAAGATGAGTTAATTGTTTGTGCTTCTTTTTCAAATCTTTCTGCTGGCTCATCAAAAATTTCATGAGACCATTCTTCTCTTTTAAATGGCATTACCAATGCTATTGGAGTACCTTTTTTTATAATGCCTTGATATCCTTTTTTTAACTCAAAAGGCAAAGCACCCGCTGCAAGAAGGTTATCTGAATCTACAATACCAGGTAAGGTATAAAATGGCAAGTCTTGCCTATGATGTGGATGTGTTACTAATATGCTGTAACCTGGCGGGGTTTCTATCATATAAGATGGCAGCCACCTTAATGATTCTTTAATATAATTATCACTTTTTGGATAAGACCCCATTTGATCTTTGGTATGAATTGATATTAAATCTAAAGTTGGGTTTCTCCATTTGTAAACTACATTTTCACCCGTTGTATCAAAATATATGTCTACTGGAGATAATAAATAGTAGCCAGAAGACAGTGTATCAAAAATACTTATGCATTTCTTTGCAGTAACATGTTGATTATGCCCACCACCGTTTTCTTCTGGGCCAGAAAATAAATTTTTATTATTATTTATATATACAGACATTTCTTTATACCAGTCTGGTAACATTTTTTCAGCTGGTATTG